CGCTGCCCGAACGCGCAACCCGCCTGTGCGCCATGGCGGCATCTGCATTCAGCGCAAGGCAGGCGCTCAATTCGTTCTGGCAGGAAGTGGCCGAACTGCACTTTCCCGAGCACGCCGACTTCACCGCCAGCAAGAACGCCGATGGCTTTGCCTCCAACCTGTATGATTCAACGCCGGCGCTGTATCGGCGTGACTTTGGCAATTACCTGGGATCGGTGCTGCGTCCCAAGGGCCGCGAATGGTTCAGGGGCAGGGACCGCGATGACGAGATCAACCGGGTGCAGGCGATCCGCGCACATTATGAGCGCACCGACAAGCGCATGCGCGCGCTGCTGTATGACAACAGGTCCCAGTTCATTTCAGCCCAGGCCCTGGCCGATCATCAATATGTCACCTTCGGCAATTGCGTGACTTCCGCCGAGCCGCGTTCGGACCGCTCCGGCATGCTGTACCGCACCTGGCATCTGCGCGACTGCGCCTGGGCTGAAGATGTCGACGGTGAGGTGGACACCGTATACCGCCGCTTCAAGATGAAGGTGGCGCACCTGTGCTCGCAAAAAAAGGCCGGCTGGACGATTCCCAATAAGATTGCCGACAAGCTGAAAAAATCTCCCGACGACAAGGTGCAGTGCCTGCATGTGTCGATGCCGATCGATGCGTACTATGCCGCCGACAAGCCGAAGTCTGCCGCCAGGGAGTGGGTGTCGGTCTATATCTGCGAAGACACCAGGGACATCCTGTTCGAAGAAGAACTCAACGAGTTGCGCTATGCAGTGAGCCGCTGGTTCCGGCTGTCGGGGTCTGCCTATGCCATTTCGCCGTGCGCGGTGATCTCGACGCCTGATGCGCGCACCATGCAGTCGATGACATGGTCGATCATGCAGGCCGGCGAGAACGCGGTTGAGCCGCCTTTGGTGGGCCAGTCTGAAGTGGTGCTCGGTCCGGTCAACCTGTTTCCCGGCGGCATTACCTGGGTGGACAAGAATTATGATGAGCGCAACGGCGATGCCATACGCCCGGTCAATCTCGGCAAGGTGCCGGAGATCGGCGTGTCGCTGCACGGCGCCACGCGCCAGCAACTCGGCGACGCGTGGTATCTCAACAAGCTGTTCCTGCCGGTCGGCGGCAGCGAGATGACGGCGCAGGAAGTAGAGCGCCGCTGGCAGGAATTCCAGCGCGCCACGCAGCCGATCATCGAACCGGCAGAACCCGAACGCAATGGCCGTGTGCTGGACCTCACCTATGGAGTTGCCATGAACATGGGATGGCTGGGCAGCGAAGCAGACCGGCCGGAGGAGATTGACGGCCGCGAGTTTGACTGGACCTATGACAACCCGATCGAGGATGCCCGCCGCGACGGCCTGGCGCTGACCTTTGGTCGCGCCATGGAACTGACCCAGGCCGCTGCCGGTGCCGATCCGAAAATCGCTGCCCGCTTCGATGTGGCGAAAGCCTATGGCGACACGATGCTTGCCGTTGCCCCTGCCCAGTGGGTGCGCGAGGTCGACGCCCCGGAAGTCGAAGCAGCCCAGGCTGAAATCGAGCAGGCCGTCCAAAGCCAGGGAGCCATTGCAGAAGCCGGCCAGCTGGCGGACGTGGCAGCACAGGCCGCCAGGGCGGGGATACCATGAGCCGCGGCAAACCATCGCCCGGCCCGAAGCCGCTCGGCGATACCTGGCCGCAGGACCTGAGCGTTGCAGAAGTCATGGCAATCAAGGGCCTGGGTGCCGGCGTCGCAAACGAAGCGCAACAGAAAACAGCACTCGAGGTCATCATGAAGCGGTTCTGCGGTTACTACGAACTGACATTCCATGAACACAATGACCGGCTGTCCGCTTTTGGCGAAGGCCGCCGGTATGTGGGTGCGATGATCCAGGAAACCCTGATCACCCCCGCCACCCCCAATCAGGAGACCACCAAGTGACCGCTTTTGAAACTGAAACCGTTCCAGCGACTGCAGATATGCCAAGCGGCAGCGCCACTGAAAGCCCTGCCGGACATGAAGCAAGCCAGCAGGACCGAACCCGGTCCTGGTCGGATAACGGCAAGCAAGGCTCGCTGTATGACGAGGCCGGATCCGGCACGTCCGATGCAGCCCCCTCCGTGTCGGGCGCATCTGCATCAGTCCAGTCTGCAACAGACCAGTCTGCAACAGACCAGTCTGCGCCAGACGAGTCCGCTTCTGGCCAGCCTGGTGAACACCGGTGGCCGGATGACTGGCGCACACAGATGGCCAATGGCGATGCCAAGGCAGCCCGGCTGCTGGAGCGCTATACCTCGCCCGATGCGGTTGGAAAGGCATTGCTGTCGGCCCAGCAGCGCATTCGCTCAGGCGAGGTGCAGCTCAGGCCCGGCCCGGAGGCGACAGATGAACAGCGCGCCGAATGGCGGCTGCAGCACGGTATTCCCGAAACCGCCACGGACTATGATGTGCCGATCCTGCTGGACGGCAGGTATGAAGACCTGGACGAGTTCGGCAAGGCGTCGATTGATGAGTTTCGCAGCACGTTTCATGAGCTGGACATGCCGCCGGAACATGCGCAAAAAATCATGTCGGTGGCAAATGATGTGGCGTTCAAACAGATGGAGCGGCAGGCCGAGACCGACGCCTTGCGGCAGGAGGACACGGAAGACACACTGCGGATGGACTGGGGCGCGGATTACCGGAAGAACATCGCGCTGAATGCCCGGTTCATGCAGGACAAGCTGGGCGACAGCTGGCAGTCCCTCGTCACCGCGCGCACGCCGGAGGGTCTGCGGCTGGCCGATGATCCGAAGTTCAACAGGTTCATCAACCAGATGGCACGCTCTGAAGGCGGCAGCGTGCTGCAGACCGGCGAAACCGCAGCCGGCCACAATGTGCAGGCCCGCATCGAGGAGATCCGCAAGATCATGTCCACCGACTATTCAAAATACAAACGCGATGGCCTGGACGTGGAGTACAGCAAACTGCTGGAGCAGCGGCGGTAGGTCAGCCTGTTCTCCGCCATCCCCGGTTCATGGTGTGTGGCCAGTCTTGCAAACGTCGACGAATTGGCCGTTCACCGGATGGCTCAAGAGGCGTTTTCAGGCCTCACTCTGGATGTCCGGGCCACCATGCCGGACGACAGAGATCCGTCTGGACGGTTTCAACCCATGCAAAATGGCGTGTTGCCCACACCGGGCCCGCAGTATCGCTCCATGAATCCGTAAACCGCCACTCATTTCAAACCGGCCATCCCGCAGTTCACGGTCCCGGTTGAACCTCGGGGTCAAGACTCCGAACCAACCCGCTACTGTTCCGCGCCCCGACAGGCAAGTGAAACCCGGCCCTTCGATGAACCGAAGACACCCCGGCGGTCACTCGCCATCCGGCTACCCGTTCAGGACCAGGCTTTCATTCAACCCAAATGAATAAAGGAGGGACACCATGCCTGGTGCAGCCCCAATGATTCAATATCGGGAAGAGATGGTTCTGGCCTTTGGTCAGCGGCAATCGCTTCTCAAGGATACAACCACCAAGGAAAGCCAGACCAAGGGCAATCAGGCCACGTTCCTGATCGTCGATTCATCCGGCACGACGGTGACCCGTGGTGTCGGCGGCCTGATCCCGGCGCGTGACAACAACAACACCCAGACCACCGTCACGCTGAAGGAAAAACACGATCTCATCGAAATGACCGGGTTCAATATCTTCCAGTCACAAGGTGATCAGCGCGACATCATGCAGATCAACACCATGTCCGTGCTGAACCGTGACATCGATGCCACCATCCTGGCGCAGCTTGAAACCGGCACCATCACCACCGGTTCAGCGGCTACCGCCTCACTGACCATGGTGCAGAAGGCAACTACCTACCTGATGAACAATGGCGTTCCGTGGGACGGCAATGTGTTCGCGGTCATCTCGCCGGCCTTCCTGGCCTACCTGATGGCCATTCCGACGTTCTCAAGCGCGGACTTTGTTACTGTCAAGCCGGCGGTGAACTATCCCGGCTGGAATGCCATGGATGCCAAAACAGCGTCCAGCATGGGGCAGGGCTGGTATGAGTGGCTCGGCGTGAAGTGGATCGTGTCCAACCAGATCGCCGGTCTCGGCACCAGTTCGGAGCTGTGCTTCATGTACCACCGCAATGCCGTCGGCCATGCCGCCGACGCCAAGGGCATGGACGTGGCCATCGGCTATGAGGACAAGCAGCAACTGTCATGGTCGCGCTGCTCACTCTACCACGAAGCCAAGCTGCTTCAGAACACCGGTATCGTGCAGATGACACATGATGGTTCTGCCATCGTGGCATCCTGATAGGGAGGACAACACATGGCTTATGTAACTGATCAATGGAACTGCGTGATCCCCTGCGTTGGCGACCAGCCGAAAGTCTGGCTTGCCTACGGCACCGACGTTCATACTGATGCGGACGCCACTGACTTCATCGAAGACGGTGCCGCCAAGGGCATGAAGGTCAATGACGTGGTGATCTATGTGAAGACCGCCGCCACCATCGGCGCCACCACGCACGTCGTCACCGCCGTGACCGCAGGTGGCGCGGCCACCATGTCACCGGCCATCCTGGCGTGATGACCTGAACTTCAGCAAACTCGACAGTGTCATTTCCGGGCTTGTCCCGGGAATGCGGTCACCCGCTGTGGACCCTCGGGACAATCCCGGTATGGCGACGGCTTTACAAGATCAATGGATTCCAGTGGGTTAAGAGAGAATTGAGCAACAGGTGGGTTTTGTTGCCTGCCGCCGGCATTGACGTGGTTACACAAATGACCGCAAACATGGGCGCATCAGCGATATGGTGAGGAACCATGCATTGCTTCGACTGTGCTGCCTTGCCGTCATGCCAAAAACGGCCGCATGCAACAAATGTCATTGCGTGCATTGCACGGTCTGGTACACAGTCCGTGTCATGAACCGTATCCTAGAAATTGCAGTCACAATGGCATTATGCGGACTTGTGGCCGGGTGTGAGACATCAGGGTTGTCGCTGTTCGGCGATGACGAGACGCCGACGAGTGTCGCCAGCCCCGGAAACAATGCAGGCCTGGCAGGCGACTTGCCGCCGATCAACAGCGAACTGCCAGCAGACAATGGCGGACTGACTGCAGACAATATCCAGCTGCCTGCAAACATCGGCCGGTACCCGCCGCCGCAACGCTATTACGAACTCATTCTCGTCGGGTTTCCGCGCGGCACCAGGTGTGAGGTCGCAGACGCGCACGGCCGGGTTTCAAGAAGGGGCAGCGGCAGTCGGGTCATAATCAGGATTACCGGATATCCGAGCGTGGGCACGGTAAGCTGCAATTCGGATGATGTGGCGGAGTTCGTCATAGATACCAACAAGTGGGCATTCACCCAGCCAAGGCGTCCCGGGCTGCGGGAAGGTGACGTTGAAAAAGTTTATCTCGAGGTCGAGTACAGCCTGAGCGCCGCCAAGTTGCGGCCAATTGCAAACATGACCATGCACACCAGTGCCGGGACGTTCCAGGACCGTTTTGTGCTTGATAATCTCAAGCCACCAAGACCGGCGCAGTACGGACTGCCGCCGGGTTGATTAACTCGCGCTACGGATGCTCTGTCGCATTGCAATAGAGCATCCAGCGGAAGATGGTTTTAACACGGACAGGGGCGGGGAATAATCAGTATCGGCGGATCAGACAAAGCCCGGCGCCCGCGCGCCGGTAAAGAGCACGTGGACCATGCGCGGCCTGAAAGCGCTGGGTGCTGCCATGGTGATTGGACTGGTCTTTGTTCTCGGCCTGCTGGCCGCCAACGGGAAATGACTTCCGCGCAAGTTTCATGACTCGTTCCTGGGCGGGCAGGTCCACCAGTCCAAACTCGAGAAACAGAAGCAAAACCTGCACTGGGCCAGGAAGATCCTGTCTGGCGGATATATCCTGCATTTCCGTCATGCCCAGCGAGAGAAGTGGAATGACGCTGCGGCCTTTGACGCCTATGAACTGGCGACAAGTATCAACGGCGCAGACTCCAGTTTTGCCAGGGCAACCTGCCTGACACCGCAAGGAGTTGAAGAGGCCAGGTTGGTCGGAAATGTTTTCAGGTTGGTTGGAGCCAAAGTATCCGCAGTGTTTTCCAGCCCTAGTTGCCGTGCCTGGCAAACCGCGCTTCACGCGTTCGGCACGGAGTACAAAATTGTCAATTCACTGTTGACTCGCACTACCATCATTCCGGAACAACGCACTGATATTGCAAAACAATTGCGCTCTCTGCTAATGAGCGTTGAAATCGTACCGGGCAGCAATGTGGTCCTGACCGGACACGGCGCCCCTTTCAAGGGGGCCGGCAAAGCGGCCCTTGATGAGGACAATACCCGCAAACAGCGTACACGCCTTGAAACAGGTTTCATCGTTCTTGAAAAAAAGGGATGGCCGCATAATTGCCCAGTACAAATTCACCAGCGCGAAGCAATTTGCCAACGCGCTGATCAAGCTTCCGGTCAAATGGTTCAGAATA